CTGTCAGAGGAGACTTTAATTGCGCTAACACTTTAATCACATCTTTAGAAGGAGCGCCAAAACAAGTTGGAGGAGACTTTGATTGCTCCAACACTAAAATCACATCCTTAAAAGGAGCACCAGAAAAAGTTGGAGGATACTTTGATTGCTCCGACAATCGAATCACATCTTTACAAGGAGCACCAAAACAAGTTGGAGAAAACTTTGATTGCAACTACACTCAAATTACATCATTAGAAGGAGCACCAGAACGAGTTGGAGGAGACTTTGATTGCGGCAAAACTACAATCACATCTTTACAAGGAGCACCAAAACAAGTTGGAGGAGACTTTGGTTGCTCCGGAACTCAAATCACATCCTTAAAAGGAGCGCCAGAAAAAGTTGGAGTAAGCTTTGGTTGCTCCAACACTAAAATCACTTCATTAGAAGGTGCTCCGAAACAAATTGGAGGAGCCTTTTATTGCTACAGCACTCCAATCACATCTTTAGAAGGAGCGCCAGAAAAAGTTGGAGGAGAATTTGATTATTCTGGCACACTAGCTGAACACTTGAAATCATCAACTATCCAATATAGCGAAGAAATGCGATCGTGGGGGTATAAATTCAGAGAAGAATTAGAAAATCAAATTAAAGCTTCTATATTAGATACCCAAATAACAGAATCTCATAAATACACCCAACTGCAATTGTTGGAAAACCTAAGAGATTGGTTTGCTCCGCATGTTGATAAAAAAGGCAAGAAATTCAAAGGATGGATCAATTGCAAAACAGGCGGTCCATGTGGAAGAAGCAACACTTCAAAAGGATCGTATCCTGCATGTCGCCCTACAAAAGCGCAGTGTAAGAAGATTGAAGGTAAAATGTATAAAAAGAAAAGTTCCGAACGAGTATCTTGGAAAACTCCGAAAAAGAAATCAGAATAATATCCATTTGATAAATATTATCAATGGCTATCAAAATTAAATCCTTAGAAGTTGATAAACTTTCCAAAGAATCCCTTAAAAATGGATTCTTGTATAAAGATTTGTTTCTTGATATCTCTCCTCAATACAGTTACAACAAACAACTGCATAAAAAAGAATATGTTAAGGATATTCAGGCGCTGTTTGACATAGAATCTGTGAAAAACAGCATAAGAAATGCGTTTTTAACATCACCGGGCGAAAAAATACTCAATCCAACATATGGAATTGATCTTAGACGCTTTCTTTTCCAGCCTATCACCGTTTTCACAACAGATATCATCCGATCTGAGATTTCAAGCAAGCTTCCTATAATGGAACCGAGAGTTACTGTATCAAACATACAAGTAAATGGAATTCCAGATGAAAATCAAATTGATATTGAGTTTCAAATCGACGTTCCTTCTCTGAATGTTTATGGATTGCAGTTAAAATCACAACTATCGAATACAGGATACGTTATTTTGTAAGTCGGGCCATTAAATATTCTCAAAATGAGTGATAACAACACATTAGCATACGACCTACCGCAAGATGCTTACGTAAATTTCGACGCTGTTTCATTGAAAAGCTTCATAATCGATAGATTAAATGAAAATTCAACCTTTACAGATCAAAACTACGAAGGTAGCAATCTTTCATTTTTAATAGAGATACTTGCTTATTACACTCACGTATTGTTGTTTTATCTAAACCAGAACAGTTCTGAGAGTTTGTTCGACCAAGCTACGATTTATGAAAACATGAACCGTATTGTGAAGTTGATTGGTTACAAACCAACTGGAAAACAAACATCTATTCTTCCTATCAACTGCACAGCCAGTGCAGATTTGGCAATCGGTGATTATCTTCTAAAGAAATACAGTTATTTCTTGGTGGACAACATCCAATTCACAGTATTGGAAGACTTTCCATTTGAAAAAACCACAACAGCATCTGAGATTATCGATTCGATCAACAAGAACTTGATTCTATATCAAGGAACGGTAAACGAATATCCAAACTACACCGCAGAAGGTGTTGATTTTGAAAGCTTTCCTATTGTTGTGGAGAATTTAGTAGCAACTGATTCTAGGTTCATCGCAGATGGCACTATTTCAGTGTATGTGAAAGAATCCAACACAAACACATGGGTAGAATACACCGAAGTTGATAACTTGTATTTGACAACTTCAACTTCTAAGTCATATGAACTTAGACTTAATGAAAACGGTCATTATGAAGTTAAGTTTGGAAATAATGTATTTAGTAAGCGTTTGGACGCTAATGATATTGTCAAAGTGATTTACATCTTGAGTGATGGACTCAAAGGAGTCATAAGCAAGAACGTAATCAACGGAAACAAGATATTCAACTACACATCTTCAGAGTTTGACCAAATCTACGCCGATACCGCATCTTCATCTTCTCAAATCGTAACAACTACAATTGGAAACAGCTTGACGTTTGTGAACTCGTTGAACTCAACAGCCATCTACGACGCTGAAACAGTTGATCAGATCAGAAGCAACGTCCCATTCTTTATAACCGCTCAAAATCGTCTTGTAACTGCTCAAGATTACGAAAAGTATATCGGTAAAACATTACCAAATATCGTAAATTCAGTTAAGGTAGTTGATAACGATGCATTCATCTCAGAATACATCAATTACTTCTATAGAATTTGCGTCGATCCAAACAAAGCAAATAGAGTTTTGATCAACCAAGTCAATTTTGCAGACACTTGCGATTTCAATAACATCAACGTCTTCTGTGTTCCGAAGTTTGATATTCAATTGGATGCTCAATATCCAACATACATCAGCGAAACATTCAAGAACATGATCATAGATATCACCAGAGACAAAAAAATGGTGACAAACGAGGTTATTCCAAGAGATCCTATCTACAACGCTTTTGATATCGGTTTTAGTAACACCAACACATCTGTTGATATTACAAATCAAACCAAATTGGTGATTGTTAAAGAAAGAAACAATAAGATCAGCAACAGCACCATCAAATCAAGAGTTTCCAGTGCAATTTTGGATTTCTTCAAATCTTCAAACAATCAACTTGGCCAAACCTTGAATCTATCTGATTTGACTTCTACTATCTTAAGTATTGAAGGTGTCGCCTCGTTGAGAACTGAAAACACAGTCGAAGGTATATTCTTCAACGGCGTTTCTTTCATAGCATGGAACCCAATCTATCCAGATTTGGACAATGAGATTGTCAATCAGACAATAACATTACCATTCTATAAGTTCCCTTATTTTTATTCACCTCAATCATTGATAAATAAAATAGATATCGTAGATGGCTAATCTTAAAACAACATTTTCAAATTTTGACGTATTCGACTACAAGAATGAGAACGTATTGAGTTCTTATGCATTGTCGGCAACGCCATTACTATTCGTTCCAGACCTACCACCAAACTCTAACCATGATGTTGTGTGGAGTTTTGGAGATGGCACTACGTCAAAGATGCTGTGCGCTTCCAAATACTACAAGTTTCCCGGAACTTATACCGTAAATCTGGTTGTTTACGATTGCGCCAACAATGCGAGTGTTTCTGTGTATTCTCAAGACATCATAATCCATGATTATGTGCCTTACACATTCAATTTTACAAACTTATCATCGACTGATAAGTTTTTGACATTGCAACAGTCTAAAATACACGGTCCATGGTATGTCGCTTCATATTTTCCATTGTATCAGCCTGTAACCAAGATAAATTACGTTTATGAAGGTAGCAATAGCGTTGATTATTTTGCTGTAGCTAATGGTAAATTCGCTCAACTTCAAAAAACATACGCTATTTTCGATCCAGTAAGCAATTATTATCTATCAGCAACACAATATAAAGAAGTTCCATCAATTACCATATCAAATCCAGTTGAGCTTTACGCTAGAATAGATGGAACCTCCATCGTAAACTGCGCAAAAACTGATCTCAGTGCATTCTATGTTGGATTGTCCGCTGTAAATGCTACATATTTCAAAGATGACTCAGTTTCTTCTGGTGTTTTGAGATTCAAGTTCGATTCCAGAAATAACTACATTCAAGGAGTCAATCAAAACTATCTAAACAACACAAACATTTCTTTGAGTGTTGTTGTGGTTCCTAACAACTCAGCATCTGGCTTAACAATCACATCAAACGGTCTTGATGGCGAAGGCGCATCTATCGATACATTCAACATATCGCCCATTAAGTTCAATAATGTCAAAATACCGTTTGTGATAAAGATTAAAGATGTAAATCACTTCTCTTTGAAAAATTTCAATGAGTTGTCCATTACCAACTTTACTGTATCTGTCCTTTCAGCCACATATCTTAAAGATTCCAACGGTTATTATGTGCTGTCTGCTCCTAATAAGCAAAGAACGATCCTAACAACAGGCGTCGTGCCTTCTGCTTACTACACGTTGTCGTCTATCAACGATACATTGGGTGATATTGACCATAATGGATCAGCCAGAGCTTACATTCAATTCAAAGAGAGTGGAATATCCGTAACTGGTGTTCAATTGTCAGCTAGAGCTACTTTAACAAACGAAAATCTATCATCATTCTCATTATCTGGTGTGAGTGGTCGATTTGATGTGTTGGAAAAGGGAGCATATGACATATTCAAAGTCAATGAGAACTTCAACGCTTCTGAAACGTTAAATGACTTGGCTTTCCAAGAAAGTATCAAAAACAATCCTGTATTTTTTGAAGATTTCATCGGATCTATAATGGGATCGACCACATATGACCACGATTCAATCGGTGTTAAGACTTACGAAGGCATTGAGAACTTTGTGATGAACAATAGAGACATTGATACTGAAAATATCAAAGCTATCATCTCAGATACCACATTTTTGAATATTGATGACCTTCAATTTGATAAAGGATTCTTTAATTATCCTGAAAAGATAAAAAGAATCACAAATCTAGCATCTATCAAGACAAACAAGCTCAAAGGAACTACAAACAAGTTTGTAGAGAACTTTGACACCAAAGGACAAGTTCAAAAGACTAAATTTGGAGTGAATTTGGGCAACCAGATCAATACAACCACATATACAATCACAGCAGGCGTTCCTATTGTAGCACTTGAGAAATTCGGTAACGAATATGTCAAGTTGAACACGTATCAACCGTTGTGTGCTGGAGTTGCTAACTTTTACAAGCTGTCAGCATACTCTGATTCATGGGGTTGGCCATTAGTGCTGCCATCACCGTTCAAAACATCAGATTTCGAAAAGTATTATCTATTTTTCGAATTCATTGATCAATACGACGGCACAGTATTTGATAATGTGATCGATTTCAACAACACCAACACCACGATTATATCAGCTAACCCATCTACACAATATTTGATGGGCGATAACGGTGTTTTCGAAACGATGTTTTTGGATGTTCTTTATCAATCGCTATCTTTGTGATTACATTTCGTGATCTGCAAAATAAATAGAGTTAATGTCTTCAAATTTGCAATATGGATATCCTCCAGTCCCAAAAAGCATAACAAATGCTAATGTATACGCGAATGATGCGTTGGACTTGAATAGTCCAATGTCGTTCCTTGTCTTCATCAAGACAATTACAGTAAATTTTGATCCAGAAGTTCTTCAAACATACTACACCGAGTATTTGAAGAGGTGGAATTTAAAAAAGAACAACCAACAAGTTGATGACGATGCGTTGATAGTTGAAAAATATAGAGAATTCATAAAAGATATCACTCTAAAATACACAACTATCGAAGAGCAAGAGTATCTAAAGAAAATTGACTTCAACGATCCATACGATTTGGATACTGTTCTCGGATTATATAGCAAAAAGCTTGTAGATATTGCGAATTACTACAATTCTAAGCGAGATGATGTAAAATATGAACTGACTCGAAAAAAAGCAATAGGTAGTGTTGCTGGTTTAGAAAAAACGATCTTTGAAAAGACCATATCTTTCCTAGATAACAGAGATACTGCGCTCATTGATTACGATATCGAAGAAATCAAAAACAAATTAAAGATTGATATTAGCGAATTGTATAACGTATATAGCGAATATTACAATCAGACTCCAAACGAACTAATCTACGATAATAAAGACTTGGATTATGGCGCTGATATCTTTTTAAAAGATAACACATCTCTAATAAACACTATATTCGCTGGAGTTTCAGAAGATATCAAAAATTTAAAGGAAGTTGATCAATTATTTGATAACAAGCGTCAATTAACCAAGCAGAGCATGGGGGTTGACTTCTATTATCTGTCAACTGGTCCAACTACATCAGAATTTGTATCTGGATTGTTATTTGAAGCTGATAACAAAGCTAAAAGCATTTTAAACAGAAATTATCCAACCATTCCGTCAACATTACAAGGAACGTTGACAGATTCTTATAATATTGGATTCTTTAAGACTTCAAAGACTTCTATTGTATTGGTTGATGGTAAAAACGAATCGTTTGAATTCAACATTGATAAGTTACAACCAAATTCAATTTATTACTTCCCTGATCCTAATGTATTTGGCGGCAACGCTGATATTATTACATTCTATGTCGATGATGAGCAGCTAAAGCGGAATTTAACATCATCAAATGCTGTTAATAAGCCTGTTTCAACCAAGAACGATACCAAGTATTATGGTTATGTAACTGAAAAGATTAATAAGTTTGACTGTAACTTAGAATCCATATTCGATTCTGGATTTATTCAAGATCAGAAAGAAGATATCTATGGAAACGTCTACGGATTGTTTAAAAATGATATCAACTTCATAAAAGGAATTAAAGTTGTTGAGCCAACAACAATCAAAAGCCTTGAATTAAACGGTTATCGTTTTTATGATGATATTTTTGACGAAGGATACAGCTTCAATTTCGCTACTCAAAATTTATCATCGTTCGATGAACTGAAAAGATCAGGACTGTCGGCATACACAAGCACATTCAGCGGTGCCAGCGCCCTCTCAGGCGTCGATACGCTGTTCTTCCGATACTTCACCCCATATCAAGAGTTAAAAGCGCCTACAGAGGATGTAATCGTCAATGAACATGTGATGCGAGATGGTGGGTTTTTCACAAAATCATCAGGCGCTGCATTTTTAGATCCTCTTTCATCAAGTGATCCATCATATCCGGGATCATTGAATTATTATTACAGTATTTTGATG